GCCGCGTTCGTCATGTCCCAGATCGCTTTCGCCGCTGCTGCTGCAGCTGCCGCGACAGCCGCCACGGCCGCGCCTGCGGTCTTGAGCACGCCGTTCAGACTCTCGTGAGCCTTCGCATTTGAACGCGCCGCTTCCGCTTCGATGTTCTCGGATTCTGCAAGAGCCTTCTCGTCTGCAACCAGCTGGTTCAACTTTGCCTGGCCCTTCATCAGGGCTTCTTTTGCCCTCTGCGATGCTTCGGAAAATTCGCCCGAATACTTGACTTCTTCCTCGTACGCTTTGGCAAGCATATCGACGAGTCGCTTCTGCGTCTCGATCTGCTTGTTCAGCTGTTTGTTGACGGCCTCGTTTTTCTCTTCGGCTGATGTAGTCTTATCAAACGACGTCTTGACGGCCTTCATCTCTGCGGCTAAGGCCTTGGACTCGGCAGCAATCGCCTTTAAGTCTTTCTTGTACTGCGCTGCGCCTTTTAATTGGACTTTTTCGCTTGTTGCCATCGTTTTACCTCAGTTGCATAGCGGCGTCGAAATCCGTGATGACTTTGTTCTTCCGCTTCGGATCCGCGCCGTTATAGATAGCAAGGCAGGAGACCATGTCGAGCATCTCGCTGTAACGAGTGTTCAGGATCTCCTGCTTCTGCATTCCTAAGTAGCGGCCATAAAACAGGAACCAGGACAGGTTCACCGCTATGTCGCGCTTACCTCTTTTTTTTTAGCCTCCGCCTCGACGGTCGGCTTCTGATCAGAAACGAACTTCTCCATGACCTCGTGTGTGAGATTCTGGAACGTGTTCGTGTCGAGTGCCATTATCTCTTCAACGGTAAGTGCATCCGGCTCATAAGAAGGATCCTCGAAGTGTTTCTGGTTCTCGTATCCCCTCGACATAGCGGCAATCAGTTTCGCCGTAGTGCGGATCTGTTTCGCGTAGCTCTGGTTGAATACCTCACCCAGACGCGAGAGATCGCCCTGTGGGCACAGGTCGCTTATCTCTGCGGATGCGCCGATCGTTAAAAGGAATCCATGCTCTTTTCCGTTGATGATCATACTGGCACCTCTTTACGGCGTTACTCCGAACTTCGACGTGATCATACCCTCGGCGAGTGCCTCAGTTGTCTGGGCTGTGCCGATCATCTTCCAGTCGTGGTTCTCTGAATCGTCACGGAGCAGCTGCGCTGTCAGCTCGGTCGTCTGCCAGTCGATCTCGTCCTCCTGCGTCACCGCGCTCTGCGGTTCAGCGTTGAAGATCGCCTTGGTCAGGATCGTCGGGACATAGGATGTCACGCCGTCGCTCATATAGCGAGTGACGAACCCGATGCCGACATACGGCACGGACTGGTTGTCACCGAAGTGAGTCCAGCCGAGCGAGTCCGCCGTCGAAAGTCCGAAGACCAGTTTTCTGGTTGTATCCAGCAGGCCGTCTACGCGGAGCGTAGCAGTGCCGCCGGAGAATACGCCCGAAATGCTTTCAGCCAGAATGTTGTCGGCATAGAAGTTGTTGGAATCTGATGCCTCCTCCGCTTCTACAGAAACTTCAACACCGCGAGCAAGCGCAGTGCAGGAGCTGTAGGTCACGGTCGTTCCGCTGGCGGCATAAAGGGCGACATAAGGCTTCGAAAAGCCAGTGCATATTCTTCCATTCGCTGCCATTGTTTATTCTCCTAACAGTTTGTTGATTTCTTCTTGGAACTTGGCCATCATGGCCGCTTCGGCTTTTCCTCTAGCCGATCTGTAAGCTCGGGACATGAAATGCGTCGCCGGGACTTTCGAGGACCCACTCTCGAGCACATTTGCCGCCAGTTCGTACGGTACGCGCTGTCCCCACTGGTTCGTGAAGTATCCGCCGTTGCGGAACCCGACCGCCGTTTGCGGTCCGTCCGAGTCCGTCTGAAATGGCGCGACGCCGAAACCGGCACCGAGTCCGTGTTCATTCGCAGCGGCTTTCCCTGCGTCGGCGAGGACCTTCGCGCCCTCATAGAGCGCGGCCTTCATGACGGGGATGACAGACTTGTCAGCCTTGTCGAACTGCTTCGTGATGTCGTCGACCCAGTTCCCGATCTCGAAGTCGAACTTAGCCATATTCGTGATACTCCCATGTATAGTGGATGTAGCCGGTGTCGTTCTCGTACTGGACAGTGTCCAGATGCCAGACGATGCCTTCGTCCGTCATGGCCTTCTCGATCGCCGCCTTCGGAGCACCGGAGTCGTCTCTGGTGAAGTAGTCGACGTATCCGTTCATGACCTGTTCAGCGACTACGCTGCCGGCCTTGAACTCGGTGCCGTACTCCTCCGACCATGTGCCATAGTCGCCTTCCGGCGCGTGGCTCCATGCGAAGTGCGCGAACTTATACCCATTCTGGACGAGTGTTCCGATTGCATCTGTAATCATTCAGCACCTCCGTCAGGCACAGGCGTCGGATCCGGTGTCGGGTCTGGTGTCGGATCCGGTGTCGGGTCCGGCGTCGGGTTTGCGCGGTCATTGGTCGCCACCTCGCAAGTAATCTCGATCGTCTGGCCGTTCGTGTATGTGCGGACTACCCTGTAACGGTTGCTGTTGTACCCGACGATCTTCTCGCCGGCATACTCGCCGTAATCCGCGAGCCTGAACACGATGCTCGGTTCGATGCCTGCAGACTTTGCCGCGTAAAACTCGTTGTACCCAACGGACCGGATCTCGGCGAAGACTTCGCGGCTGGTTTCAGATGTGGCCCCGAAAACGCCGTGCGCTTCCGGACTCTCCGAGATCAGCGATATTACCTCCGCCCGGATCATAAGCCGTACCCCGCCGCGCTCTGAAGCTGCGCCTTCTGCTCGAAATAGGATGATTTCAGCCTATCGTAGTCGTCAGGGGACCCGAAGTTCAGACGGCAGTACGTGATGACCGCCTGCGTGAGTATCGGATCCAGCACGGCCGTCGCGGATGTTGCCGTAACGCCGGCAAATCCCAAGTCGGCACAGCCTGCGTCTATCAGGCGCGTGATCTCACTCTCGTACGCCGTGTTCGTCAGGCGCATGGCCTTCATTGCGTAAGTCAGTAAAGTCGGTGTAGGGTCTGGCATTGTCTATCCTCCAATCGGCTCAACGGAAAGGGAGACATGCGAGCCGCTACACATCTCCCTACCTATCAAAAGGCGTTAGCCTGTTGACCTCTCTGCTGTTCGTAACTTCTGTAGAAGTCCTCCGTCACGGTCGTGTACGATACGTGACCCAGTTTGATCGAAGGATCGCACCAGATCTTGTAACCGCACTGTCTCGCCCTGAACGAGAACGAGACGTCCTCTCCGTTCCTTCCGATCATCGCGAAGCACGTCTTGTACTTGGCGATGACCGAGAGCAGAACTTCCGTCTTCATCATCACGCACCCGAACCCGATCCCCTCGACTTCGAAGAGACCGTCTTCCGGGTACTCGTTATAGTCCTCCTGCAGACACACGTCGTTCTGAATGAACAACTTCTTGAACAGAACGGGCGTGAACGGAGGCCTTCTCCTGAAGTAAAGGCCGGAGACGATATCGTATCCGTCCTCCATGTGTTTGATGAGCTTCTCCATCGTGTCCGGCGCGAACATCATGTCCGAGTCGAACCACAGAACGTAATCAGCTCCCGAGTTAAGCGCACGCGCCGCCAGATGCTCACGGGACTCGCTTACAAGCGACCCGACATTGAACGAGATTGAGCACTCCCCGACCTTGTTCAATGTGACGAGACTCTGACAGAATGGCGTTGCTACCTGGTCCATGCACGGGACAGCAATCAAGGTTTTCATAGGCGGCTCTCCTTTTTATGGTTCCTTATTTCGTGACCTTCACGAACGCGCCCGGAGCAACGATGCCGAGACCGACATACTCGCGGCCGACGAACTTGACCATATCCTTCTCGGCGAGGCTCAGATCGTCCATCTTGATCGTGATCTCGTCACCGTTCGGGAAGTTGGCAAGCGCACCGTGTCCGAGGTCGCCAACGATCGCGTAGGTGTCGCCGGTGCTCGCAGCGGAGAACGCTGTCATGCTGTTGTTGAACAGGACCTGGCATCCCTCGAACGGATCAGCAGCGAACTGTGCGCCGTACTGGGCGGCCTTGAACGCGGCATAGGTCAGCTTGTTCATGATGACGACCGGGTTCGCCGCTTCGTCGCTCAGGTTCGCGATAGCGGAAGCGATCGTTCCGATCGAGATGCTGGCAGCGGTCACGACCGGGACACCAGGCGAGGTCTGCGTGTTCGCGGCAGGCGCTGCGATGATCGTGGCGACGAGCTGGTCAGCCGCTTTCTTCGCGATCCTGTAGGTCAGCTCATCATAGATATAGCGGATGAACTCTTCACCGCGGAGGTCGATGGCTTCGTCGGAAACGGTGATCCATTTCTTGATGGAAGCCGGTACGAGCTCAACGATGCCGAGAACGAGCGTCTCTTCGGAGCCGGCGTTCTGGCCTTCGGTGTGGATGATCGCGTCGGAGCTGGACATCTCGAATCCGACCTTCAGGTTGCCCTTCAGGTAGGACTTGCGGACCTGGCTCATGATGCCTTCCCTTTCCCATGCGGTCTTGACAATGTCATAAACCAGCTCGGGAACTGCTACGCGGCCGCTGACATTCTCGGTCAGAAGGGCGCGGCACTCTTTGTCGTCGCCGGATTTCAGGTATTCGGCATAAGCGTCGATGTATTCTTTGGAATTACGGACTTCGATGTTTTCCATGTTTCTTTCCTCTTTCAATTCGTTCTTTTCGATCTCTTCGATCACGGAAGGCGCGACCGCGTTCCGAAGCTCGGCTTCTTTCGCTGCGCGTTCCTCGATCTCCGCCTTCTCTGCATCGAGCTGACGGACTTCTTCGGTCAGAGCATCCACGTCAAATTCCTGATCGGAATCAAGAATTGTGCGGATCTCTGCCTTACGGGTTTCGATTTCGTCGATTCTCATAAACTCAACCTCAATCTAAGTTCTTTGACTTTCCGTTCCCGTTCTTCAGCCGCGAGTCGCTCCGCTCGTTCCGCTTCGATCACTCCGTCGAAGAAAGACCTGGCTTGAATTTCTGTTCCCGGATTAGCCGGAATGGATACCGCGGACACGTCGTAAAGTTTCCGGATCTTCGTGACCGTCCGCAGGTGTTCCTCTTTGTCATATGCGTCTTCCTGAATGGAGAACGCGAAAGACATCTGTGTGACCATGCCGCTCTTGATGTCCTCGTAAAGCTGGCGTGCGCCTTCTGTTTTGCTGAGATCTGCGCGGACTTTCAGACCGTGCGCGTCGACGCTGAGCTCGAGCGTGCCGTTCGACTGACGGGCGAAGATTCTGCCCTCGTGGTCGTACTGCATGATGACGTCGCTCATGTCGGCGTTGTCGAACGCGTGCGGATCTATCTGCTCGCGGATCTCGGTGTCGCCCTCGTGCCAGAGAACATAAGGCGAAAACGTCGAGGCGTAACCCTCGACGATGTAGCTCTCATCTTCCCTTGCTTCGAACAGAGCGGCCTTTCTGTATTCCCTGTCATTCCTGATCGGCATTTTCCAATTTCTCCTCTGTGCTGTAGTATTCACCGCGGATGATGCGGTTGTTCCCGTCTTCGACCGGCGGAAGGTTCCAGATCTCCCTGACGTCGTTGATGGACAGGATCCCACGGTCAAGCAGCTGCGCGGATACGTTCAGTTTCTCCGCGTTGCTCATGTACTGGAGTCTGTTCGCGGTCGCGAATACTCCAGAGTCCCCGGACAGCTGCCCGTTCAGCTGGAGCATGATGCTCATGACCTCGCTGAACTGGATCGCGAACGGCTCGACCGCACTCTCATAAAACGCGGTCCACTTGTCGCCGTACGCTTCGCCCTTGAGCACTTCCTCGTTCACGTTGAAGTAGCGGTACACGGACTCGTTGATGACCTTCATCTGCTCCGCGTCGGGCACGTACGGTTTCGAGTCGACCTGCTTGATGTTCTGGAATGTGTTCGGGAACAGGAGCAGACCGCCGCCGTTCTTGCCGGACAGGTTGTTTTCGACGAAGCGTCTCTGCGTTTCGGCAAGGTCCTCAGCCTTCGAGAAGTTCGACATCTGCGCGAGGAACCTGATCGCCGCCGCGCTCTTCACGCCCTCGGTGATGCCCTGATTCTGGATATCGATGAGCTTCATCGTCGGAAGCAGAGCCTTGTTCGACTCGCCGAAGAAGTCGTCCTTGTACTGGAACTTCGTCATCAGCCCGACCTGCCATACCGGCATCTGCGCGTAGTGCCCGTCGGTGAACCGCATGGCGATCCACGGATAACCGTCGTTGTCCACCATCTTCGTGCGCTGAGGCAGGACCGGATACAGTTCTGTGACACGTCCGAACTTGTCGAACACCGGCGCGATGATGACACCGTTGTTGCAGTCCAGAATCGTGCTGGTTCTGTACAGGAACTGGCTCCATGTCTGGAACCCGTTCGGCCG